TGAATTAATGTTATTGTAAAATAAATCAAGAATAATAGCTAATTGTTTTAAAAATTGTTTGTGTTCGGGGTCGAATGCATTAATTGATACATCTGTACGTTGAAATGCACCATTCCAAACAGAGTACCATGAATTAATGGAATCTCTTGCCAAAGTAAGCTGTGCACGAAGATTTGAATAAATTTCTTCATATGCATTACAGACACTGATCAAGTTACGTACTGCGACTTTATTTCCAGAATAATTTAATTTTGAGGGGTCGAATAAATATGGCATATATAATATATTAATATATATTTTTTTTAGACTTGTTATAATAGTAAAATTAAATCGTATAAACTTTTTAAATTTAATTCAACCAGTGTCTTTAAAACATCAATATCCTGAATAATTTTTTGAAGTTCTGAACAAAAGTTTTTTCCAAAAGTTATTTTTGAATTAAATTTTAATACTACAGTTGAAAAAATTATTTCCAAAACCTCAATATCACCCAAAATTCCAATTTGAGAATTCAAAACTAAATTATTAAATATTCCAAAAAATATTGTACATCTATTTGAATCAGTATAATATACATTAATATTTTTTGTTTTAGATATTATTGCTAGTCTTGAATTTAAATTTGTACTAAGTAAATTTAATCTAGAATAAAGAGTAGTAATTATATTTTGGTATGAACTTGAAACAACAAGAAAATTAGAAGAAGAGTCAATTTGTGCAAATAATGATAAATTTTCAATATCAACTTTTAGAATCATAAAAAACTCGATATATTTTTCATAAATTTCTTGTAAAAATAGAGATTTATTCATATTAAAAATAGTTTGTGTATTATAAACCTCAACAATTGATCTATTTTCATAATTCTCAATATATGTTTTATAATCTGTAATAGTATTAATACAACTTTGAACATAATTAATACAAATATTAAGTTTTGGTAAAAATTCATAGGAATAAATTGTCTTTTCATTAATTTTAATTTCATGTGATTTTATTTTAAAAATAAAATTATCATAAAATACTTTTGGATATTTACTTTTTTTAAAAAGTAAAAATGAAAAATCAAATGGTATTGTAGTTGGTATTATAGTTGGTTTTGATTTTCTCTTTGTTTCAATATTTTTTTCTGTAAAATTAATATCACAATTATGTTTTGTTTTTTTAGTTTCAAAGTTTCTAAGTTGTATTTTTGGATTTGGTGCAATAATTTGTTCCGAAAAATTACTATTTATACTATTTATACTTTGTATTTCTGAATTATATTCTGATCTAGGACTTGAAATACTACTTAAATTATGACTATAATTTTCAAAGTTTTTAATTTGTATCTTTAAATGTGGTCTAATAATTTCTTCTGAAAAATCAGTATTTATACTTTGCATTTCTAAATTAGAATTAGAATTAGAATCACAATCTGAATCATAATTTCGACTATGAGTCTGTTTATGTTTACTTATTTTTTTATTTTCAAAATTTTTAATTTCTATTTTTGGGTTTGGTGCAATAATTTGTTCTGAAAAATTAGTATTTATACTGTGTATTTCTAAATTAGAGTCACAATCTGAATCATAATTTGATTCTGAACTTTGACTATGATAAGTTCTAGGTCTTTGATTAACACCAGGTATTTTTTTATGTTGAAAATTTTCAACCTGTATTTTTTGATTTGGTGCAATAATTTGTTCTGAAAAATTAGTATGTATACTTTGTATTTCTGAATTAGAATCACAATCTGAATTAGAGTTTGATTCAGAACTTTCACTATGATAAGTATTAGGTTTAGGAATATATCTATGATTAGTACTAGGTTTATGACTAGTTATTTTTTTATTTTGAGGATTTTTAACTTCTATCTTTGGATTTGGTGCAATAATTTTTTCTGAAAAATCAGTGTTTGTGGTTTGTATTTCTAAATCAGAATCATAATCTGAATCTCTACTATTTAAATCTAATTTATCAAAATTAATATCATAATTAGAATTAATATCATAATTAGAATCAATATCATAATTAGAATTAGTACTTTGTATTTCTAAATTGTCTGATGTTAGTTTTTTATTATTATTTTCAAAGTTTCTAACTAGTATCTTTGGATTTGGTCTAATAATTTGTTCTGAATAATTAGAATTCATACTTTCTAGTTCAAAATTGTCATATATTTTTTTTTTATTTTCAAAGTTTTTAGAGTTTAGTTTTGGTCTAATAATTTGTTCTGAATAATCAGTATTTAGACTTTGTATTTCTAAATCAGAATCTGAATTAGAATCAGAATAATTTAATTTATCACTATTTGAACTTTCTGATTCAGAAGAAATATAATCTATTATAGATTTACTTGAATTAATTGATATTAGATCTATTTTACCAATATTAATTTTTTCATACATATCTTTTGTTCTAAAATAATATAGTTTAATAGTATTAGATTCATTAATAAAAAATGGTGTTGGTAAAGATTTATAATCACATATTATAGTAATTAGGTCAGTATATAATTTTTTTGTATTAATATTATTGCTATTAGACTCAACAGAATTTTTTAATTGTACTAATAGTTCTAAAAATTTGATATAAGAATTTTGAACATAATTTACATACATACCTAAATTAATAGGTGCTTTTATTTGTTGAGAATATAATTCTTGGTAATACAAATAAATATTTTTAAATATTGTCCGAAGACTTTTTGCACTATCAATACATAAATCTATATTTGTATAATCAAAATCAAATTGGGTTTTGTTAATATGAAAAGAACTAATATATCCATCAGTATAAATTATATTATGTATTATAAAAAATGTTTTATTACTTGATGCAATATTTTGTATAGGTTTAAGATTTTCTCTTAACTCGTATATTATCAAATTATTAGATCTTACATTATAAATAAACTTTTTTATAAATTTAATTATTAATTTAATATACTTAATCAAGTCTTTTAAATCCATTTGTTATAAGATAAGATAATAATATTATTATCTTAACTTAAAAACTATATTTAACAGCATCATCTAAATTTGTTATTAATTCATATGTAAACTTGGTATCAAATAAATCTGGATAATCTTTTTCAATTTCTTCAATATCTTTTTCATTTTCTTTTGATACAAGTACTTTAGTAATTCCAGCTTGTTTAGCTCCAACTAATTTGTATTCTAAACCACCAATTTTTGTTACATTAGAGTTTAGATCAATTTCACCTGTCATTGCAATCTGATGATTAAATGGTTTTGATAGAATTAATGAAATAAAAGCAATTGAAAAAGCACAACCAGCAGAAGGTCCATCTTTTGGAGTAGCACCAGCTGGTGTATGAATATGAAATCCATTAGGAAAATTCTTTTTAATATGAGCATTAATTAACTCAATTGTATTAAATTCAGTATTAGAACAAATATATCTAATTGCACAAGTAAATGCACATTGAACACTTTCCTTCATTACATCACCCTGTGATCCAGTTAATTTTAGAACAAAATTTGTATCCAAAGAGTAATTTGTTTCAATTTGAATTGTTGTTATACCACCTGTTCCAACATTTGTTGCATATAATCCATTAACAACACCAATCATTGATTTTAATCCTATTTTCTTTTTAACAATTTTAGATGTAGAATCTATAAGATCATCAACCATCTGCGGAGTTAACTTGATTGTTTTTAAATCTGAACTCAAGTATTTATCTAAAGAATTTGTTAAACGTAATTTATTTAGTTTGAGTAAAATTAACTCTATTTTTCTTTTAATATCACGTACACCAGCTTCAACAGTATAATCATTAATTAAATCTTTTATAGTAGAATCATCCATCTCAAGATGATAAGGAAATCCTATTATTGTTTTTAACTCGTTTAGCACATAATTCTTAACAATTGATATCTTATCTTGAATATTATATGGTTTAACATTTAACTCGATAAATCTATCTAATAAAATAGGATCAACTTTTGATCTATCATTATAGGATGTCATAATAATAAGACGATCTAAAGGAAAATCAATTCCTTGAAAAAATCTATCTTGGAAAGATGAGTTCATATTTGGATCTGTTAAGTGAATTAAAATTGATGAAATTTCATTTGTTGATCCATGTTTTGCACATGATTTATCTAATTCATCTAAATATAATATACAACGTGTAGAACCTGCCTCTAAAATTTTTTTAATAATTAAACCTGGTTGTGCACCAGAATAAGTGTATCCATGTCCATGTAAAAGTTCACCATCATTTTGTCCTCCCAAAGTAATCTGAACAAATGGAATATTAAGAGCTTCAGAAAGTGTTTTTGCTATTAAAGTTTTACCAACACCAGGAGGACCATTTAATGATATAGCACAACCATTTGATTTTGGATTAGAAATCCATTTGGCAACTTGTAAAATAAGTTGTTCTTTAATCTTTTTATGTCCATAAGTTTTAACTGTTAGTTTTGTTTCAATATCTTTTAGATATTCACCACATCTAATAGGGTCAGAAGATGTAACTTTAAATAAACTATCATCTGGATCTGGCCAAGGAAAGTTTAACAAAGTTTTAACATATAAAAATTGTTTATAATAGTCATTATTATTTAGTTTCATTTCATTTATTTTTTCAATAGCAAGTGACTTGACATTTGATGGCATATTTTTGAGTAATAAAATCTGTTTTTTTAAATCAACATTTTCATATGTCATCTCATTTAACTTGTCAATTTCTTCTTTTAAATTGATATTTATTTTTTTTAATTTAATTTGTGATACAAAGTTTAATGAAAAGTAGATAACATCAGAAATAAATAGATTATTGACTTTTTTATCTTTAAGAATTAAAAATAACATTCCAGCAATATTAATCTGTTCATCAGTACCTAATAGCAACACTTTAATAATATTATAGACATCAATTGGTTTATTAATTTTACTTGAAAATTCTTGCATGATATTAGAAAATGTTTTGTTACTTATTTTCATATATAATGCATGGGCTTCAGAAAGTAACTGTTCCCATTTTTGTTTTGAATAAACTATTATTTCTCCTATATCACAGTACTTAATATATTTCGATTTAAAATTTATTTCATCATCTGATCCTCTTATAGAAAACATATTTGAAATCTCTTTTTTCTTCTCAAATAACTTTGGAAATGAAACTTGAGTCATTATTCGTGAACTTAAATTTAAATAATCATCATAAAATACACCTTGACAAATATATTTGGATTTTGGAGTATTAATAACAAGATCAAAGTATGGTAGTATTATTTCTTGAGGTTGAGTAGAGTTTACACGGAAAAATAAATTAGTATTCATTAACCCATAAGAATCTTTAATTATTTTCTTATCTTCTGATGTAATTTGTATTGAATCTACTTGGAAAATTTTTAGAATTTTAAAATGTGAATTTATTAACTTGGGTATTTCAATGTTAATTTGATTAAATTTTACAAATTCTTCAATACTAGGAAAGCCGATCAATCCTATAAGATCATCTAAACTATCGTCAAAATGATCATTAATTGG